CACCAGTACGCGCCTGATCCCCTATTTGACCTGAACAACCTGGCAGGATATCCAGAAGAATTGTATGTTTTCCAACGTGCAATTATCATCGGAACAAATGATCGATGTCACAGTTACAGCGATCGATTCCATTTTTAAAGCACTCTATTGCTGCATCGCTCTCGTGCTGCTTGCTCTTTTGGTCAAGAGCCGGCTTGCACGAGCTTTTTATGACTATTGCGTGTCTGGGCTTGAAGCTCGCGCTGCGTACGCTCGCCATGACATACAACGTCAATCTTCCATTTCTACAGCAATTCAAGGTGTTACTCCCACGACCAGTTCCCAATCGCCTGTATCACAGCTGGCGCTTGGCGATTCTGACGAAGATGGAGGAATTTCCAGAGGACGGACCGAACGAAAACGATCGGATCAATCTGAATCTGATGCTAAGCTGCAACGAGTACCTTCAGACGATCATGTGGCGAAGACAATGGAACTTCAAACGGCAGTCACTGCCGCATTGGCTCCAATCACTGACAAGTTACAGGAACTCGAGAAAAAAGTGGTGGCACCCATACAGAGCGTGGCTACTAGTGCAGCTGGTGTTGCTTCGTCGATCAGCACAGTGGAAAGACTTGCTGCTGTCGCTTTCATTAGTTCTGCTGCGATTTATTTTGCAGATCGTATGTACAAGCGATATGCCAAGTCAGATCGTACCAAAGAGTCTGCCATATCTGGTATTCTCTCTGCAACTCATCTTGCACTCGCTGCGATACTTGTTATGAGCGGCGGAGCATTATGGAAGGTGTGGAAAGACATCGGAAATTGGCTATCCCTGGTAAAAACTACCGTTACAGCTTGGTCGTTCTTCCAAGGCAAAACTTCTCAACAAAAACATGAGCTTTCGACTGAAGTTGTTGAGATTGTTGGTGATCTAGAGGGAACACTTGAACAGGCAGTTCAAATTACCAGTGCTGATGAACAGAGAAAAAAGAAAGAGGCTGAAGATAAGAAGCGCGATAAGCGTCCCCCAAAGATTGACGCAGCAACTGGTAAAGAATGTCCACCAGACTGCGAATCAGAAGGCGGTGACTCGGAGACCCAAGATGTTCACCGTCATCGGAGTGCTTCTGTCTCTGAAACTAAAGATCAGCCCACGAAACAAGCGGCTTGCCGGTGTACAACTTCGAGGCATTGGCAGAAGCGTCTGCATGTTCATACTTGGTGGGGTATCATTGTTGATGAAGGTTTACAGAATGACGATTTTCCGGAGTTCATCGATGTGGAC